ACAGGCTCGCTACGGTTTCTTCGCCGTTCGGGGATTTTTCGGGGTCGTGCTGGGCTTGATCATCCTGATGGTGCTGCTGTGGGGAATTTGGACAATCTTTGACATCTTGGCCGGAAAGTTCAGCAACGCTAACACGAGCTGGATGTTTCAGGTGGTCAAGGTCGTGCTGATCGTGGTTTCGGTGATCTGGTTCATCAACGCGGTCTTCGGCCTGTTCCCCTGGTAGTGAGGAGTTACTGATGTATAAATTTTTATCTCGATTAATGTTTTCGCTCCTGCTCGCGCTGGTGGCGCTGCCCGCGCAAACCCAGCACTACGTTTCGCTGACGTGGAACGCCAGTCCGACGACCGGCGTGCACTACAACGTCTACCGCGCGACGGGCGTGGTCACGGCCAGCTTCGTGAAGATCAACACCGCTGACGTGCTGACGACCAGCTACAGCGACTATGCCGGAGTCGCCGGCACCACGTATTTTTATGAGGTGACGGCCATCTGCAACACGACCACGACTTGTTCGGCCAGCGTGACACCAGGAGAAAGTACCCCGTCGGCTCCGTCCGCCGGGGTCACGTTTCTTGGGTCACCGCAAGCACCGATCGGCACTCCGGGCGCTACCGCGCACTGAGGAGTCCCGTGAGGGGAGAGACGAGTGATTGAGCGGCGCAGCTTCATCGGATTGTCGATCCTGTCGATGGGCTGCGCCTCGGGTCCTAAGGCGTCGGGACGGTATCCGTTTACGGACAAGGGCCCGAACCTTGATGAGCTGATCGCTGATTATCAGCGGCGGTTTGAGTCAGTGACGAACGTGGGAGGTGATACGGTTTGTTACGACCGTGAAACTTGGGACGGCGTGCGAGCGGCTTTTAGCCGGATCGTCGCTGAGTGCGTGGGGAGAAAAGCGTGACTGACGGGTTGAAGTATTTGAGTGAGTATGTTCAGCAGCTGGTTGACAGCGGCAGCAAGACGCTGGGTCGCCGGACGCTGGTGAGGATCAATGACTTGGTGAAGAAGGTGGTGGAGGAACAGATGCAAGAACAAGAACCAAAACCTGAACCGGTGCAACCGACGCACCCTGCACAGCCGCGGCCGATGCGCCCAGGCCAAGAGCCGCCAGATCGCCCCGAGCCGGCGCCTCCGCCCACGGAAGACCCGGAGGTGGTGAAGCAGGCTGAGTCGAAAGCTGCTGAGCTTGAGAAGGAAAGCTTGGGGGACGCATGACACTTGACGAGCGATTTAAGGCGTGGTCGGAGCAAAATCCCGAGGGAACGCTGTATCAAGCGTTCCAGGCCGGGATGACCGAGGGGGCGGTCTCGCTGCGCCGGCGTGCGATGGACGTGATTACGAAGGTCAAGATGACGAATGACTCGCGGAACTTGCTGCTCTCGGCGATCGGTGAGCTTTCAGATCTTGACTAGGAGTGAGGGGTGCTGTTCTACTGGATCAGGGGACTTTTGAAGAAGATTGCGTGGCTGTTCAAGCTACCCCAAGAACTCGACGTGGCGCGGGTGAACCCGGACCTTAAGTGCCCAGTCTGCGGTGCTGAGGACGGCCGCCTGCGCTGCGTCGAGCAGTTGGTGACGAATGGCACGGCGATCTTGTGCGAGCACACCTGCAACGTCTGCGCGGCGAGATTCTACGAAAAACCCGTGGCCAAGGTCAATCCATCATTGGTGGCGCACGCGGTGCCGCGGAACCAGTTGGAAAAAGATGCCGATGCTGAGTTTAGTCGTGGCCCGATACTTCAATATCGAGCTAAAGGGGGAGTCCAGTAGATGCCGCCGCATGATGTCGCAAACTTGATTCCGCGCGGCGTGGCGCAGATCATGGCGCAGGCGCGGCGTTACGGCGCACAGCTCTATCAGCCGCCCGATGAGGAGATTCGCGGGATTGAACCGGACAGCTGGTACTCGCCGTTGCAGCCGATCAAGCCCATCGCGCCCGAGGGCACGGAGCCCAAGGGATTCCAATACTGGCCTGGCCAGAACTTGCTGTGGACACCGCGACCTGACGCGCTCTACTCCGCGGCGCAGCTCAAGCAGCTGGCGACTTATCCGCTGGCGGCGATCTGCATCAGCAACGTGAAGGACGTGCTGTGCAAGGCGCCCTGGGAGATTCAGATCAAGCTGCGGCCAGGCGAGACGCGGCAGCAGGCGGCGAAGCGCGCGAAGGGCGACGAGAACATCTTGAAGCTAACGCGGTTCTTCGAGAAGCCCGATCGCGAGCACGCCTGGGACGGCTGGCTGCGGCCGTTGCTGGATGACCTGCTGGTGATCGACGCGGCGACGATCTTGATCCGCCGCACGTTCAACGGTGAGATCGCCGAGCTGTGCGTGCTGCGCGGTGAGTCGATCACGCGTTACATCGACCAAAACGGCTTTACGCCGTTGCCGCCCTTTCCGGCCTACGCGCAGAACTGGTGGGGTATTCCGCTAGTCAATCTATCAACTGATCAGCTGCTCTACAAGCCGCGGAACATCGTGCCGCGGAACACGGTGAGCTCACAGCTGTACGGCATGTCACCCACGGAGCAGCTGGCGCCGGAGATTGAGATCGGCATCAAGCGGCTTGAGTTTAACCTCGCATATTACACCGAGGGATCGGTTCCCGGGTTGATGCAGGTAGTTCCGAAGGGCACGTCTCCTGATAAGATCTCGGAGGCGATGATGTGGATGAATTCGGAGCTCGCCGGCAACCTGGCGGCACGCCGGCAGATCCGGCTCATCCAGGGGTGGAATGAGCCGGGGAAGCCGGACCAGATCGTCATGACGAAGGAGCCGCTGCTCGCCGACAACTACGACGACTACCACATCAAGAAGATCGCGTTTGGCTACGGCACCAGCCCGCAGCGCCTGTCAAAGCAGCTGAATCGCGCTAGCGCTCAGCAACAAGACGAGGCCGCTGAACTCGAGGGAACGCTGCCCTACTTCATGTGGCTGAAGCGGTCGGTGATGGATGACCTCATCCAGCACAAGTTCGGATACACTGACTATGAGTGGTCGCCCGACCCGTGGCGTGCCCCGAGTTTTGAAAAAGCCGCTGAGGCCGTTAACCGGGTGATGAGCAAGCCCGTCATGACGATCAATGAAGTTCGCGACCGGCTCGGCCTCGATCCGCGAGAAGAGGAAGAGGCTGACCAGCTGGGCATGGCCACGGCGAATGGTTGGATGCCCCTGGAGGACGCGGTCGAGATTGCGCGGACTCAGGCGGGTCTCAACCGGTTGGGAGTGGGTGAACCGGCGGGCGCTAGTCCGCGCGCGAAGGAGACGAAGCCTCGCGAGCCTGCTGAGCCGACGAAGGCTGAGGGCAAGCCCAACGGAAAGCCTCAGAAGGTAAACGGCCAAGAAGTTTATGGTTTCGCCACCGGCGTAGACTTCAACGACGTTAAACTGGTAGATCTTACCCGTGGTCAGCTTGACATTGTCATTGACGGCTTGGAGAAAGCTTCAGAGCATGACACGCGGATCGTGATTCATCCGGGGCGCAGCTTGCCGGCAACGATCAAGGCGCGACACGCCCTGGAAAGCATCTTAAACGTGCAATTTCGGTTGATGAGGCGAAAAATTAAGAAGGTCCTTAGCTCACTGGTCAAGCAAGCGGAGTCGGAGGAAGAACTTATTGCGAAGATTGCGAAGCTGTTGGAAGATAATTGGCGGACGATCGCTGAACAAGCCTCTCCACTTTTGGTGGACTCAGCGCAGGCGGGCGTGGGGGCGGGCGCGACGCAGTTAGACCTTGATGATGAGGCGTTGATCAACGCGACGAGCGCTGAGGTCGCTCAATGGGCGCGTGAGCGGGCTGCTGAGATGGTGGGGATGAGATGGGTTGGAGATAAATTGGAGGTAAACCCAGATGCCAAATTCGCCTTCTCTGATACGACGATGGAAAGACTCGCTGATGCGATTTCTACACTTTTCGAAGAAGAAAGAATCTCCCTCCGAGACGTCGAAGACACCCTCGCCACCACCGGAATCTTCGACGAAGACCGAGTCACCTTCATCTCAAAAACGGAAGTAGCGAACGTACAGGCGAACGCCAACCTGCAGATGTGGAAGAACTCGAATAATATTCAAGAGGTGGACTGGGAGCTGAGCTTAGCGCATGATCATGACGATGAGTGTGATGAGCTGGCGTTAGGCAGTCCTTATCCCATTGATGCGGTGCCGCCGTTTCCGGCGCACCCTAATTGCATGTGCGCGTTGGTCGTGCGTACGGTGAGGGGAGAGTAGAGTGGCCCAAGAAGAAATTAAAGTTGGAAATAGTCCCGTGCCGGTGACGGTAAACGTTGAGTGCCGTTCGGTTAAGGTTAAGCAGGTCTCGGCTGATTATGAGAGTCC